GTGACAGTTCCTAAATGTTCATTCCATTCTGCTAACGTATCGCAAGAAAAATCATTTTCAAAATCTTTGTATGTTTTTCCTAAACCCATAGGAATAATTGAGATTCTTTTAGATAATAGAACTATTCAAGCAACGGATCACTTTTCATTGGTTCAGTGATATACGCTTTCGTTTGTGCCACACGCTTTGTTCTGTTCGTAGGATCGGCAGTTAGAATTTCGACTAATGTGTTAAAGGTTTCCTGATAATGATCTTTCCAATATTTTGCTGAATCAAAGTTTTGTTTTCTAGCCATGTATATTGAAGCCACATATTGATTCACTGCTTGTTGTGCTGTTGTTAGGTTATCTCCTGTCAATGGTAATAGTTCGGCATAAGCTGTCATTTGATTTGTGAAATATTGATCAGCTTTTAGACCAAGCTGTGACAGAATAGAATCATCAGATTCAACGTTCAGTGGAATATTCAAAAGATTCTTTGTTTCTAGTAATACGAAATAAACCAAGTTAATCACTCTGCATGGCTATTTCTGCTTCTCTTAGCTGTGCTTCTGTTTGCAGATACAGTGTTTCAGTATTGATTGGTGCAGTGTTGCCACCACCTTGCCAAATACCTTGTTGCAACGTTTTGAACAATGCTGGTCTTTTACCTGTTAAGTTCTTTTCCATAAACTCATTACCTGTCATGGTTAATCTTTGGTTTGTGTAAATAAAAGAAAAATGAAAGTGTTTTAGAGAGATCTTACTCTTTTATCTATGCACTAACGCCTGTTAGTTTTCGACCTGCGTCATTTGTGGTTTTCAATGGTTGTAAGAATTGCCTGATAACATATCCGTCAGCTCCTCTGTATGGATCTCTGAATGATTCTGCAATCGTGGGTCCTTCTCCAAGCAACATTGTTCTGCTATCAAAGATAGTAGCAACGGTGTTTGTGAAACCTACATCGACAACGCTTTTGATTGATGGCATTTTTGGTAAGTCAAAGACTCCCGAAAATTCTCTATCATCTGGTCTTGTTGCGGCGTGAATGAATGTGTTTGAAAGATAGTCAGAAATAACTCGTGGATGAACACATAATGTGTCAGGTCTGAAATGATTGCCTGTGATTGTCACAACTGCGTCAACGAGATCATTTAATGGGTTTCTCGCATTGAAATCCCCATCGGATATCATAGCTCCCCAATCTCCACACGCTGTTGCTGTGAGGGATTCGATTGCTGTGACTATTTGCTCGTTTGCTGCTTGTGCTAATGCACCACTTGCTTGGTCTATCTCGAATTGCATGGGCTCAATAGTTCCCTTTAATCTGCTCTCGTCAGATTCGTAAATCGAAATCACGTTCTTCCACAATCTCAACTGAGCTTGTGTGAATGTGTTTGATTTCTGATCTGCTTGAACTAACTCTGGAACTTTTTTGTTTGCACCAAACTTGTTCGTGATTGGAACATTCAACTGAAGTTTTGGCACAGGAAGTCTTCTGACAGCATGAATTGCGTTAAAGTCACGCCATTCGCGTCTGATAACTTCTTGTAGCAAATCTATTACAGTGATGTTTGCAAGTGATGTTGCTGTGATATTACCACTCTTGAAAGCTCGTTCTGCCGATCTAAATGTTTCATAGGATATTGGTTCAATTCTTCCATCGCCTATTTTCTTATCAGGATTTAATTTTGCGATTGCTTCCATACCATAGTCTTTACTAAAGTCTGTGCCATCTTTATCCCATCTTCCTGAATAGAATTTTCGGTTGTATGGAGAATAAGTAATTGCAACGTTTTCTTTAACCATTTACAATCCCAACCTCACTATTATAACATCGCCATCTGCGGCATCGGTAGGCGATAAGCTTTCATTTTCGTGTGCAATGTATCTTCCGACATGAGTTTCTGCACCAAGTATTGCTGTCGCAACAACTGCGTCAGAGTTGGTGTCTGCTTTTACACATTCGCCAACTTTGATTGCACCACCTGCTTCAACATACACATAGGTATTTCCTACTGCACATCGAATTTGTAAATCCCCAGCACTGCCTGATGAATTGTCAACTGATTCAACAGCAACGAATAATCCTCGTGCTATTGTTCCAACTGAGTTCGTTGCGGCTACTGCGTTTCCACTTGCGTCTAATGCAACTAATTTTCCTACTGTCAAACTTGTTGATGCTGCAACATTGAAACTTACAATTTCGATTCCTGTCGATCTTGCTAGTTGTCCGATTGTTGCTGCCATTATGCCAAATCTCCTCTAATACTTCTTAGGAAATCATCGCCTGTCTTATCAGAACTAACACTAGCATATTTGACCTGATAGCGTGGAGAGTTGTTTGTTGCAACTACCTGTTCGTAATCAGCTTTCAAGCTTTCGAGTGTTTCACTGTCTAACTTGCTTAGCTTGGTGTATTCTGCTTCTGCGTTGACTTTCCCTAGTTTAGATTTTGCTTCGACAATCGAGTTGATGATTGGTTCTAGTTTTGCAGTTTTGATATGAGCTTTCAAAGCTTTGACTTCTGCTTTCAGAATTGAAACCTGTTTGGCAAGTCTTGAATCTCTTAGAAATTCTTTTTGCTTGTCAGTTAAATCAAGTTTGTCTTCATCTTCAGCGTCTTCTTTGTCGTCTTCATCTTCTGCTTTTTTCTTAGATTTTTTCATTTCCTCGTCATGTTGTTTTTCATTTTCGTTTGACAAGTCTTGTGCGTCTTTCTTGTCTTCTTCTTCGTCTTCTGCGTCTTCTTTCTTTTCGTCTTCTTCTTGTCCGTATCGATTTTTCATGTTATTGGATTTTTTTGAATTTTTAGACTTAACAGAAGTATTTTGTTTCTTATTTTTGCTAAATGATTGCATTTGTAATTCATAATCCTCTAATTCCTTTTCATACTGTTCTTTGGTCTTTCCCTCTTTGGTTGGCATGGTAATTTTCTTTTTGTTCTTACTTGTGATTTCGGGTTCTTGTGCTTCCTTTTTCTTTTTCTTTAAGAGGTCAACTTTTGTAATATTGTCAAGTGATACCTGATCGATGTTTGCCTTTTGTGGTTGTCCACGCTGTTGCCATTTTTTAATAAAATTATACATCATGCTAAGGAAAGCTTCTTTCTGTTCGTCTGAATCATGTGCTGCACTTGATTCGTTACATTCAGAATAACATATTGCTAATGCCTGATCATCTATTTCCTTTCCATGTTCACGTTTCTTGCTAATACAATCTTCAACGCATTTTGAAGCTTGACCAATAATTCGTTTCCCTGCCATTGTGACTTCTGTAAATTTACCACATGGGCTTCGACTTGCTTGAACCTTGTTTAATGTATTAAGGCACGTTTCTTTGTCGCCTGAACACTTGCCTTTGATTTGTGCTTTCTCTATTGTGTAAGCTGGTTCTGCTACACCTGCAACGTGAGCTCCTTCCCAAGAATCAATAACTGCGTTTCCGTCAATGTCCATTTCATCAGAGTTGTTGAACACAATACTAGGAGAAACATAATTCACTGATTCGCCTTTTAGAATGTCAATGGCTTCTTTGTTTGTAATTTCTGCCACACCATAAGCCTTGCCTGATCGTTCTTCTATACCAACCATAATGATATTTCCAACACGATATTTTTCTTGTTGAACTAACAAGTCATCTCCATCACTTGCACTTGGGTGGTCATAGTCTGCTGTTAAAACAAAAGGTTTTCCAATAAACGAATCAAGTCCATCTCTTAGACTTTTTTCTGTGACACCCCACTTGTTCAGATTTAGCGTTGCGTCTAACAGAAAGAATTTGATAAAGAATTTGTCTTGATCTTCAAATCTAATTAAGCCTGACATATCAACTGCAATCTATTTTCATTTTGTAGCACCATTCAAAATATGGATTTGATTCTGCTGGTGTTATTTGTTCTATTTTCTTTTCGTCAATAATTGGAAAATTTACAGGTAAATCAAAGTCTGCTGATTCTGCTGTGGCTATTGACATAACAGAACCTAAAACAACTAAGGTGGCAACAATGCCGAACATTTCATAGTTCACATATTTTTTTCAACGATTTGATAATAACAGAAGTATTATGGTAAGTGTCTGTCTTTGTAATCCCATCTGCCTGTGCCTGTTCTTTGTTTCCTGTTTCGCCACTCATTGAAATAATATCCAATAGTGCAACCACCTACAAAATAACAAGCACACATGAAATGCCAAAACCATTCACTCATGGCAATCACATTCACATTCTGTTTCGGTGTAATGAACTTCATTATAGTGACCACACTTTGTGCAATATCCATCATACTGATGATTCACATCATGCTTTCTTTCATAGTCTGAAATGTTTGCGTTAACCAATACTCTGCACCCATTTCAATATCTTTTCTATACTTGCACTTCTTGGTTTCTGTGTCTTTGACTTGCTTTGCCATTTCTGATTCTTATCCATGTATTCAATAATCAAATCAACTTTTTTCTGTGTAAGATATTTCTTATCTTTTTTTACCACGTTTTTCCTCTGTCTGTTTGTAAGTTCGTTTCTGCGTTTAACATCACGCCTACTAGAAATGTCTGTGACAATCTGACCTGTTGCTTCATCAACGTAATAACACCTGCAACGAGGATGTGTATCGTCAGGGATAATTGGTCTAAGAGGATCATCAATGTCAAATGCAATTCCTGCTAATGGCAAACAAATTTTATCGTCAACTCTGAAATCTCTTTGTGTTGTGAAAACCACTCGAAATGGTTTTTCATCATCAATTAATTCAAATGCCCTAACTGCGTTTCTTATTGCTTTTAGTTTTTTCAGTGTCAGCATTTTTTATCATGTCCTCAATTTTACCTAAGACTTCAAGCTTCTTTGCGTTTAGTGCGTGTTTGATCAATTCATCATCAATGGCTTTCGCTGATACAGTTGGTGTTTGATTCATAGTCTTGTTGATCTGTTTGTTCACAATATCCTGTGCAGTGTTAACAGGCACGTTTCCCTGTGGAACGTTTGTTGTCTGTGTTGGTGCTTGTGCAAGTTCTGTCTTGTATTCTTCCAAGTTCAATAATTCCAATAATTGATCATCAGGCATATTCGGAAATATTCCCTTAACTCTTAGCACTGCGTCAACCAAGTCAAACCAGCTTTCAACAATAATACTTTCAAATTCTGTCTTAACACGAACAACATCTAGCAAGTCGCCAAAGCCCATCTTGATCATATTTCGTTCATACCATTGTTTTGAAACCATGTCTGCAATCCAATCTCGTTTTGCCTTAACTACACCAGCAAGGAAAAACTGTATCTTGCCAATCAGTGTTGCCCTGTTTTGATCTTCTTCACGACCTAGCAAAGCACTAGGAACAGCAAAGTTTCCAATAATAATTCTCTCGTAAAAACTAGCAAGATCAACCATCTCTCTTATCTTTGGTTCAAGATCAAGTTTCTCAAAAGTCACTTCGTCATTTGCGTCAACACTAACAGCATTGAAAGCTCCTGCCTTTAAGGAATTAAGCAAAGTGTTCATATCATTTTCTGCGTCTGATTTTGTTCTTCCCATTTTCTTAATCAGGAACATTCCATAACCTGACCACATTGATGTCGCTACTTCAGGCATATCATATTCTACAATTCTACGCCAAGCACGACTTGCACCAACCACTCTTTGCAAATCTGAATATCCATACCACATTGTTCTTCGTTTAGGCGAATCAGGTCTGTTGACTAAATACAGCATTTCGTCAGGTGTAATTTCATCAGCAGGATATGTTGTGATAACTTTTTCCAATCCCCAATTCTTTTGGTTTAGAAATACTCTGCCTAAATCTCTTGGGTGTATAATCTTCAATGCCTTTGGTAATCCCCTTCCCTCAAATGCAACAACACAGCGACCAAATACCATTGTCATTGTGATTGCGTCTTTCAGTTTCTTTTCAAAGTTAATCTTTCTATCAAACTCAACCAGCTCGTTCAATTCTGTTTCATATTTTTTTATTGCGTCTTTCTTCTGTTCATCTGTCATTCCATGATCGTCAATCAGTTCAAAGTTTGGCTTGATACCATTCCCAAAAGTGTATTCAACAAGCTTGTCAATTACTGCACCTGCTACACTGCTTCCCCAAACATCTTCAAACTGTTCAAGTTCGGTGTCAGTGTAAGATGGATTTGAATACATATACAGGAAATTGTCTGTGCTTAGTCTTCTTGAAGCACTAGCATAATTTGATTTATTCGTGGATAGAGGAACTGACTTTGAATTTACTGTGAATTTATTAGAACTATTTTTAGCCTTAGTTTTACGAGTTGTCAATAATAAAAAAGAGATTAAATGATAATAATAGAACTTTATTGGCTTTCATGTGGTTTCAGGCTCATCGCCTTTGATCTTTTTTTGTTCATCAATACAGGCTTGTGCCATAACTGATATTTTTCTAAGTGTTGTGTGTTCCTTTTGATCCACCTCTGTTGGTTTGTGTTTGGCAAATGCTAGTTCATACCAATTCATAATGTTATGATAATCGCTAACGCTTAGTTCAATTTCCATACTCATTTTGGAAACATCACTTGAACGCTTGTTGCTGTGGTATAGTTGGGAACACCTGTGCCAAACATATTGTCAGATTGCTCTGTGAACTTCTTTGTGACTACTTGCATATCTTGGTGCATACCGTCATTGCTTTTGATAAAATTTCTGCCAATGAAACAGGCTAACATTAATGCCATCACAGTGTCATCATGCTCGTTGCCCTCTGCCCTATAACTTGCGTTTCCTGCTTCTGTTATGACTTCACTGAAAATTGAAATTTGTCTTTTAAGTTCGTCAATGTCCTTATTGCTTTTCTTAGGAAACTTGATACGATTATTTTGAAACATTCTTGCCAACCATAATACCATTTGATTCTTAGGCATGACACGACCTGTATTGATCTTTGATTGGTCTTTGACTTCTCTTGTTGTAAAGACAGGAATTACATTAGGAATATGATGATGATATTTCAGTTCCTCAAAAACGTGTTCGCCTGTGTTGTTTATCTCTACACTGTAATAATCAAACGGTTTGGTATTGTGTATGTTTGCAATCAGGTTTTCAACGTCAAGATAATTTCTGCCTAGCCAAGTCTTTACACCAATAACATAGACATTATTGTTCTTGATCTCTATACCTACAAAAGCAAAGCTATCTTTCTTCTTACCACTGTCTAGCCCTGCAATCCTCATTTTATTAACGCCTTTAAGTTATGCATAATTTCTTCAAGCAAATCTTGTTGTGCTGATACTAATTTTTTTATCTTTTCAATTTCCGTCTGCTGAATTTCTACTATGTGATCAATCACTTCAAGATGTTGTGCATTTGATTCCTGTGCGTTTGCTATTTGAAATAGCGTTGGTAAGTCAGTTATTTCCATATTCTTCTACCTCAAAATCTTCTAAAGCTTCGTTTGATATAACACCAAATATTGATGAACGTGATGAAGTGAACTGACACCTGTATTCTTGATCAACGTCAATGTCTGTGCGTTTCAGTTCTTCATTCATTTCTTGCTGTGTGTAAATCCAACCAATAGCATTTGTAAAATCATATTGAATTTTCTTATAGTCATTTTCGTGCATGGCTAGTTCGTAAAAGAATCCACGCTGACCTCGTGGCGTTGATACTAGAAAGACATCTGACTTGTTTGTGTGTAAGATTGGTTCAAGTGCGTCCAGCACAACACTATCATCAACAAGCCCGAAATGTGCTGCCTCGTCAACTACCACTGCTTTGATTTTTGTTTCTCCTCTAATGGCTTCTGAATTACTAGGCTTCCCTTCAATTTCTGTTCCGTTGTCGAGGATAATATTCAAGTCATGTTTGTCGTCTTTTACTGTCCATCTAATTTCATTGAACAGCATTTTCAATCTGTTCATAACTGTCTTGGTTGTCTTTTCCCTTGTTCCTGCTATGATCATAATCTTTCCACCAGCGTATTTGTGAAAACAATGATACTGCACTATTCTTAGAACTATCTCTGTTAAGCCAATTTGCCTTGACTTGTTAACGTGAAACTTGACCTGTCTGTCTTCCATTGATTGTGTGATTAGGTCTAACTGATGAGGCATGAATTTCATTGGTTGCAACGTGGCAGGGTGTTTTGGTAATCCAACAACGTGAGAGAAACAGCAGTTGTTTTTTCTATTTACCTTACCACAAAAAAATTTTAATTTTGCTATGTCAATTTGAGCTGTCTGATTTTGGTAGCTGTCCTGAAACATAGGTTTTGACATTCGTTCCATCAAGTCCATGCTTTCTCAATAATTGGGTTGGTGCATCTCTTAAAAGACGAATTAGATCAATAGAAGTTTCTTTCTTTAATGCTTCTGCTTCAAGCTTATCTCTCACTGCTGTGTTTGCGTCATTTGCTATAAGCTCACACTGCCTGATTGTCCTTAGCAACCTGTCTTTCGTTAATAGAATTTCAGTTGCTATCAAGTCATTTCTTTCGGCTTGAAGTGTTATCTTATCCTGTTCGTATATCTCGTGACAGTGCCAAGCAAAAGTTCTGTCTGCCATGTTCAAGTGTTGTTTGATTTCAGTTGGCGTTGATCCTATTGTAAAATATCTTCTTATCTCGTTTCTAACTGCTTCCAACTCTTGTTTCGTATTACGTTTTTTCGCCAATAAGTGCAATAAAATGCAATAAAACTAATAGAACTATTTTGCCATTCTGTCTGCTTCGTGCCTATCCCACGGAAATATCACATACTCTGTGCCAACCGTTTCAGTAGCAAATGTGACATCTGTTGGCGTGGCTACACCTTTTCTTTTGAATAGGAAATAGAATTTGGTATTCTTCTTTACCTGTGACTTCATTTTTTTGTATGTTTTGCCACTGTCATAAATGTCGTCTATTACCAAGTCGCCTGACATATCATCTACGAGTATTTTTTCAACACCAAGCTTGTCTGCCAATAAACGTGCAGGAATAAGACCACCACGCGAAACAGTGGATATTGACTTAACTTCATAATCTATTTCCTTTGCAAGTGTGTTAATGTATTCTTCAATTTTTATCCATGTGACAGGAACAATGGCAGTTGATTCGACTTCTAGTTTTGGATCATACTTTAACGCTGTTAGCAGGGCTATTTCCTTTGCTGGAATGTTTGTTTGTTTTTGCAGTATGTCAAGAGGAATTGATTTTTGTAAAACTGCTAGAACTGATCCTGTTTCAATGGGTGTTAAGTAGCCTCTTTCACGATTGATTCTAACTGTCAGAATTTTGGCTTTGTCGTTATCCACATCTTCAACAATGCAGGGAACTTTTTTTGCACCTAGTTTTTTGAGTGCAAGATACCTGTGTTCTCCGTCAATTATGATACCTTTTTTGTTGATAATTATACTGCCATAGAACTTGTTTTGCTGTATGTCGTCCTTTAACGATTCAAATATTTTGTTTGGCATGAAGTTTGGATTGTAGTTATTGGGCTTTACCTCGTCAACATCTTTCCATACCACCTCGTTTGAAAATTCTATTTGCTTAGGCATTGTTTCATCTCCTCATGTTCATTAATTTGTCTTTCCATTTCAAGAAGTCTGTGTATTGCATAATGCTGTAAGTCAAGCACCTGTTGCTGTGATATTCTATATGGCATGGCTTTTGAATTTGTGACCATACCTGAATATGATACCGAACTATTGTAAGGCGATCTTCTGCTTACCATACTCGAATCGACAGAATGTATGCGTTCAGTTCCTATTCCCATTATCACACGAAAATTGGTTAAGCCTAACAAGTGTATTTTCTTATCTTTTGGTATTATCTCAAACATTTTTTTGGTGTAGTTAATCATTTCTCGATCATTGAATTTTGCTTGACTTAACGCATAGCCTGAAAGGGCAACATAATCTGAATTTTTACAATAATAGATCAAATGTTCTATTGGATCAAGTTTCCCTGCCACTCTATGAAATACAGGAACAACATCAAGCCCTGCCTTTTTCATTGTCTTAAAATTTTCAAATGACTTTTCAGCGTTGCCGATAACGTCTAAATTTATCATGGCGTAGAATTTGTCCTTGTGAGCTTTGCAATAAGATATGTATTCGTTAATGCTAATTTCTGCCTTTTTTTTCCATGCACTAAACGCACCTGAATCAAGAATAACTCTTGCCTTTGGATTTTGTTTTAGAATAAGGTCTGTCAGGCGACAATCCTTGTCATACCAATAAGAAATTAAAAAGTTCTCAACGTCCATGTCTAAGAAGCTTTGAACTCCATTAACACTCGAATCAACGAAAAATATCTTCATTTTTTATCCTCGCTAGAAACTCTGATTTTGGATTCTGATCTTTCATAAGACCATCCAAGACCTGTGTGTTCACTGTGATTGTGCTAGTGTTAATTCCCCTGCCATACATACAGGTATGAACACAGCTAACAGCAACGCCTATTCCTTTCGGGTTTAAGATTTCCTTAACCTTGTCTGCAATTTCCTGTGTCACGTTTTCTTGAAGTGTTGGCTTTGACGTTATTGAATCAACTAGCCTTTGAAACTTTGACAAGCCCAATATCTTGCCATTAGGAATATAGGCAATATTACAGAATCCAAAGAATGGCAGTAAGTGATGTTCACAGAATGAAAATACCTTGATTCGATTAACTACTATCATTTCATCATTAGTGGTTTCAAATGTAGTAAATTTTTCATAATTGCGTTTGCTGTTTAGTTCTTCTGAAAAGCGTTTTACTCTTGCAGTTGTTTCAGTTGGAAACTTAATGCCACCAAGCAATTTGAAATATTCTTCTGCGACAGGCATTAACCATACACCAACGGATCAACACACTCGGCTTCATGGAATCCTTTTAGCCTGTATTCACAACTCGGACATTTACCACACGAATATTTATCGCCACGATAACATGACCATGTTAATTCAAATGGCACAAGAAGATTGTTTCCTGCACTGACTATTTCTGATTTTTTTAAATTTATGATTGGTGTTTCAACTTTGATTGTTTTCCCTGTAATTGCCTTTTTCAAAAATTCATTATACATTAAAACATATTCAGGTCTGCAATCAGGATAGCCACTATAATCAACTGCATTAGCACCATAAATTACAATGTCAATGTCATTTGATTCTGCAATACCTGTTGCTATTGATAGCATGATTGTGTTTCTCATTGGAACATAGGTATTGGGAATCGTGTCAGTGCTTTCAGTTGGTATTTCCAAGTCACTGTTCTGCCCTAGTGAAGTTTTGAAATAGTCTGTAAGGTTTCCAAGATCGATTGTGCTGTGTTTGACTTTATAGTATTCGGCAAGTTTTTTGGCACATTGAATTTCTTTTGAATGTGTTTGACCATAATTAAAAGACACAGTTTCAACCGAATCATATTTTTCAACTGCCTGTGCAAGACATACAGTGCTGTCCATTCCACCTGATAATATTACTAATGCTTTCATCTCATTTCCAATATCTTGTGCTGTTGTATCATTATTTTCCAATCGGAAAGATTATGCTTTGTGATCATTTTGGTTATTCTTATGATGTCTGAATCAACAGGTTGAAAGGTCTTAACACCTTTGAAATTATTAAAATAGCCAACATAGAATTTCAAGTCCTTTTCGTTTGTCACAACGCATTTGACTTCGTGTGTATCTTCAAGAATCTGATCACTGAAATTCATTTTTGAATAAAGCATTTTGGGCGAACAGCAAACCCAATCAATTTCTTTTACTATTGGCGAATAATACATTCCACTCGTTTCAATCTGTGTCTTAATTCCGTTTTGTTTTAGTAGCCTGACAAGTTTTGTGAGGTCTTGTTCTAACGGTTCGCCACCTGTTATGCAAACCCATTTTGCATTATGTTCTTTTGCTCTTTCAACAATGTCTTCTTCTTTTGTTGTTGCGTCTTTTTCTTTCCATGTGTATTTGGTATCACAAAAATAACAACCAACTGCACAACCCTGCGTTCTAACAAAATATTGCATGACACCTGTATTCTCTCCCTCGCCTTGAACAGAGTAAAATTCTTCGTTAATCGCTAACATATTCCATTCCATACTTGTGAGTTTCTTGAATATAGACATCTACTTTTTTGTTTAGTCCTTTGCCGATTTGTTGTGACAGGTATTCTACCAACTGTTCGGTCTTGCCAAGCCCAAGCGTGTCTGTGATATTTTTCCCTGCCATGTTTGCAAGTATTTTTTCTGTTTCAAGCTTGACGGTTTTGAAATCAATAAACTCGTCATTTAGCAGTGGCACAGTAACTATGATAACTGAATCATGCTCGTGTGGTGTTTCACAGGTTTTATCGACAAGATTTTGTTCATTGGGAATTTGGTGTAAGAAACTCAATTTGGTCTTATAATGGATTTTACGCAATGAAATTAGGAATAGAAGTAACCATTAGAGAACTAATTTAAAAAAAAAGAAAAGGTGTGAATTGTTATTCACTTTTTTTTGCTTCTATTCTGTTGAGTTCAGCGTGTGTTTCAAAAAACTTCATTGCAACGAGTTGTGCAAGTGGTGTTTCAGAAGTTGTTTTTGCAACGTCTGTGCGATCTTCGTTCAAAACGAACATTTCGCCTGTCACAGATGTTGCTGAAACCTCAACTTGTCTTTCGTGCTTTGCGTTTTCAGTGACCTTAATTCTAAGGTGCTGAACATTCGGTTCGCCTATTGTTGACATTAAACGTTGTTAATGCGTGACTTAGATAAACTTTCAATCAACAATCACGTTTCGTGGTGTGTAGGGTTTCAAGCCACCATAGCCATCTGCACCGTATATCTTGATCATTATATCTATGTCCTTTTCAGTGACTTGTTTTTCCTGATTTTCAAATACTGTGATACTTCGATACATGATTGGATCATAATCACATTCTTGAACTCGACAATCTGATGTGACGTAATAATGTTCAATTCCAAGCCCATGCCCAAATTCGTGCAATATGATATTGTAAATATCGCCATTAGGTATCTGCTTCCATACTGTTTCTATTCCTGACGTTGATTCTGTCATTGATTCGCCAAGATGTATTCCTATTCGTTTTTCTATTGTGTAAAGATCAACTTCTACCCAAAAATAATATCGCCATGACTTGCTAAAATCAAAGCCTGTGCGACCTACACTGTGATTCGCTTCGCCATAAGGAAAGTTCACAAATATTGTGCAGTGTGGATAATCTTCAACTGTTAATTTATCATGTTCAATCCAATCATATTCAAAGATAAAAGAGTGCCAATTTCCACCTGTTCTTTCAATCAACTTATTTTCCCATTCCATTATTGCAGAATGTGTTAATACTGATATTTCTTCTGCTCTTTCCTCTGGAAGCATTATGCAAACCTGTGGATTGTATTTGTGCTGAACTCCCATTGTCCTGTAATAATCTGCATAGGCTTCTGCTGTAAATAATCCAATCACTGCGAATGTGACAATTAGACAAATTGCAAACCAAATTAAAAGTGTAAATTTCATCTAGTCTGCCTGTTTTGATATGTGTTCCATTATACAATCACTGCACATTATCTTGTTCGTTTCATGGCAATCACAGATACAGTTCATAGTCTTGCTTTTTTGTTTCTTAGCATATGCTTAACCCTGCTGTAAATTCTTCCATGCCATTTTCTTCTGCCATATTTTTCGCATATTCGATTAATGTCATAATTTGATAAATTCATCTGTCCGTTATACTGCCACCACATAACAGATTTCTTATCAGAAACATCATGGGTTAAACCCAAACAATGACCGAGTTCGTGTATTAGAACATGAACTAGGGAAAAGCTCCTTGATTTTTTACCGTTAACTGTCCACAGGTAATCTTCATTGAAAACTATCGTTCCTTGATGTTTGGTTTTTGGATAATAGGCATAAGCCAAAACATTTTTTTTTTCACTAAAAATTTTATCATCTTTTGCATGACAAAAATTAATTTTAATGTCTGGATTTTCCCCACGAGTGCTTCTGAGTTTTAATGGAATTTCTATGTTCCATGTTGTGAAAGCCAAGTTCACAGCACGTTTCTCTATGCTTCTGCCATCGATGTCCACACTATCTCTTTGCAAAGCATAGGTCACAATTTGTTTCGTCCACCTGTGTTGCCAATGCGTCTGCTTCTCCTCTGTGAACGCTAGCTCTCCGTTGGGCTTAGATTTTACAAGACAAACTGATTCCATAAACTAATGGAAAATAAATTCTAATTTAAGAAATTAAAAAAAGAAAAAAGGGAAGTTTGTATGAATTAACAGCGTCTTTTAACGTGCTATTATTTCAGATTGTCGTCTGTTTCCGAAATTAAACATTCGACATATTGTTGCGTGTCTTTTGAGTTGTGCCGTCATGGAAGAAGACATAACGTCTTCATCGTGTGTCAAGATGCGTGTGAGGTCTTCAAACAAATCTCTTTCAGTGACAGTGCTAGGGATTTGGTCGGAAGAACCATCTGTTGCTTCTAGTCCAGAAATAACATTGTAAGGTTTGTCGCCTTTTTTTTCTGCCTTAACTCTTATGACAGAAATGCACTTCAACTGTTCGTTGACAGATACGGGCATTTCATTACAAATCTTGTATGCCATTTCCATAGTGAGTGGTGTCTTTGCTAAGTCTTTGAAGTCATTTGCAAAGCCAACTGCAAGTTCTAATTGAAGTGCAATTTTTTCTCCTAACATATCTTCGTTAAGTGACTTTGTGTGTGTCTGTCTTTTGACAAGTGCTTCCATAAAGAGTGTGGGTGTTAGGTATCTTTGTTGCAACTTAATGTTGTTTGACCATGCAAGTTTTACTTTTTCAAGTATGTGTTCAAAGTGCTTTCCTTCAATATTGCCTTGCCAACCTTTCACAGTGTTCATAAATCCATGAAACTGATTCATGCACTGCAATCGAAGTGTGAATGGAACAGTGTGAAGTGCTGTTGTTCCGTCCATTGTGTTGACAATGGTTATTCCTGTTTCAACTATGTCAGGGCTGTTAGGATCGTCACTCACATCAACTGTGCGTTGTGCTTTGAACGAGGCTAACATATACCTGCCATCATTTTGAATTACTGCACCTTGCTGGTTGTATTTGTATTTGTAATGACTAACCATAACAGGTTGCTCGATCATTGTCAATTTGATACCAAGTTCGTCTGCCACTTGTTCAACGATTTTTACAATTCGTGAATGAGGCATGACTTGATAACGTATTGTTGATTTCCAAGCACCCTTGTTTTCAAGGTCTTGGATAATGCAGATACCTGTTGGTTTGCCATTGACAATAACTTGTTCGGTTAAGATGTCATCGCGTTTGAAAGTGTTGTATGAAACTTGCTGGAACGTCTTGTTTGCTAATTCACTGATTTCGGATTCAGTGTATTCGTCCAACGGATTCAACTCGGTTGTAGTTCGGGTTTTCATATTATTGACAATTTAACAAAGTCAGTGAATATAACTATTGAATATGCTTTACACACAAAAAATCATTCAATCCTTATAATCACTAGAATTAACAATGTGTTTAATGGAAAGCAAACAATGCCCAAAATGTATGGTAGTAGATTGCCACAATGAATTTCCACAAATACCACAAGAAAAATATGAGATGGTTCGGAAGATTCATGGGTGGACAGCATATGGGTGTCCAAATGTCATGTGTAACATGAAATTGGTTTCAACCGATTACAACGGTAAGACCAAATTATACATACTCACATGGGTGTGTGAAGATTGCAAACACAAGGCAGTTGAACGAAACATGAAACAACACTACTATGAAAGTGCAGTGAAAATTGGAAGTCACACTGTAATCAAAATCTAAAACTTCCCCTCTTTCTTTTTTTTTATTTTACTAAAAGATTATTCGTTTCTATGCTTGATCTGATCTGCTACAATGAATGCTGCAATAGGTGCTAATACCACAACTGCTTGTTCAGTTGTTGTCACTACATCTTTTGCAATAAGCAGTGCAGAAACCAACGCATAGGAAATTAATCCCAAGTATCTTGTCGTCCACATATCTATCACATCAGAATTACTTGTTATTATGAACTATCGGTTGTTTCATGTCCATGTCGAGTTTCATGCGTTCACACTGCTGATTGAACCAATCGTAAGCCAACCATGAAACCTGTTTCTTGCAGTGTGGACAAATTAAGAAAACCGTCTTAAACCACGCTATTAATTTTTCAGACTTTTCCAGATTACGAATAACGTTGTTGGTCATGTGTTTTGGTGTTATGTTGATCAGTTTTGCAACGTGGGCAACTGTGGTAGTGGTTAATTGTAAAATGTATGCCTTAATCTTTTCAAACTCTCCAACCTTTTGTCTAGCGTCAGAATTGTTAACTGCGTGAAGAACTAACGCCTGATAGTGTTTTACCTCGTCTTCTAATTTTTTCATATCTTGTTTAGTATAAGATTCGTCTATTGCCTTTGCAACTGTTTCGTATTTGTAATATTTTTTGACTTGGTCTTGCAGCAAGTCCGAAATGTCTTCACACAGATAAGCAAGGCTTTGAAAATAGCTAATGATTGGATTTGAATAAGGTCTTTTCTGTGACTTGTCCTGTTTTGTCTTTTGTGTCTTAACGGTTTCCTGTTTCTCAATCGGATCAGGTGCAGGAGTATAATGCTTGTTTGATTTTATAATATCGCCACATTCACACACTTTTTCAAAACTGTCGCCCACAAAATTATGTTCGTGTTCAATTCGCCCATAGAGAGAATTGCCATTAGTTCCATATCCTCATTTACTTAGATAAAAACGTTACGTGAAATTTAGATTTTAAGAAAAAATTTTTTTACGATATAGATGTTTGTCTTAAATGAAAAAACTGTAT